GCTGGTGTAACAGATACTGACTATATGGCTTTCAAGATAAAGGCGGATAATGAATTAACTTTAGATGATCAGGGGAATATTGATGGGATTGATACGATTCTAGAAAGTGCCAAGACTGCATATCCTGGTCAATTTAACAAAACAGAAAAAACAGCGGATAAGAAGTATATCCCCAATGAACTAAAAGAAGGTGAAGGCAATAAAGGCATCACCCAGGAACAGTTCAGCAAGATGGGATATCAGGAAAGAAATGAATTATTCAGAAGTAATCCTGAGCAGTATTACAAGCTGACAGGAAAGAAATAGGAGGAAAAATAAATGGCAAGTGCAGTAACAACAATCTCAGATATTATAAATCCTGAGGTAATGGCGGATATGATCTCCGGCAAGATAACAAATAAAATCGTGGTAACCCCTTTTGCAAAGATTGACACTACATTGGTAGGGGCACCAGGAAGTACTATCACAGTACCAACTTATGCATACATCGGAGATGCAGAGACTGTGGCTGAAGGTGTTGAAGCCGAAACAGTCAAACTGACAGCAACCACTACAACAGCAACTGTTCTTAAAGCAGTTAAATCTTTAGCAATCACAGATGAAGCGGTATTATCAGGATTTGGTAACCCTGTGGGTGAAGCAAACAACCAACTGGCAAAATCAATTGCTTCTAAGGTAGATTCAGATGCAATGACAGCTCTATTGACTGCATCATTAACCTATGATGGTGTAACTGCTGATGAAATGATTTCATATGACAGTATTGTCAATGCGATTGATGTGTTTGCAGAAGAAGTGAACACTGAGAAAGTAATGTTTATCAATCCTAAACAGGTGACAACCTTGCGAAAAGATGATGACTTCATCAGTGCTGACAAGTATCCTGGCAATGTAGTCATGACTGGCGAAATCGGTATGATTGCTAATACACGTATTGTAGTGAGCAATAAAGTAACTTTAGTTGATGATACAGAAGATTACTATGTGTGTCCGATTGTTAAGTTAGAGCAGGATTCTGAAACAGAAGATGAAACACCAGCATTAACTATCTACTTAAAACGTGATACCAACGTTGAGACAGAACGTCTTCCTAAATCGGGTAAAACAGATATCACTGTAAACAAACACTATGCTGCAGCATTATCCAATGCTAGCAAAGTTGTTTTAGCATCTTTCTTAGCACAGGAAGCAGTGTAGGTTAAACGATGATTATCTCAGTATCAGACTTAAAAGCAGCAAATAGTGCATTCGGGGCTAAATATTCAGATACTGAACTGGAACGTAAGCTGAATGCACTTGAATTAATGATCAGAAAATACACAAACAACAAGTTCCAGAAGGTAAACATCCGCTTTACTGGTGAATCATCTGAAGATAAGGTATATGGTGATACCACTTACTTTGCTGTCGGTGATACGGTTGAAATCAGTCAGACAGATGATATCAATGATGGGTTGTATCTCATATCAGCAGTAGACAGTGAATATCTGCAATTAGATACAACCTTGTTTGATTATGATGAGAATGTGGTGACTAAGATTATATACCCATATGACATTCAGGAAGGCATTATCAACCTGATGCTGTGGGATGTGAACAACCGTGAAAAGACAGGGGTTAAATCCGAGAGTATTTCAAGGCACTCAGTCACATACTTTGACCTGGATAAGAACAACCAGGTCATGGGTTACCCTGTATCTTTACTTGGCTTCTTAAAACCATACATGAAAGCGAGGTTCTAAGATGTTAGGTGGGAATACAACAGCCACCATACAGCAGAAAACCGCATCAGCAACGGATGACCTGGGAGAAGCCACTTATACCTGGTCAACAATTTATAGATTAACAGGATGGCTGGATATGCTCACAGGGGATAGTGGTATGACCTACAAGGCAAAGCTTGAGGAATCAAGCCATGTATTCATGTGTGATTATGAGGATGTGGATATCAATCCGGAAGAAACCCGGTGTGTGATTAATTCCAAGATATATGAAATCCAGTACGTGGACAATCCCATGGAGTTAAATGATCATCTTGAAATCTATCTGAAGATAGCAGGTGGTAAAGTTGACAGTTAAATTCGATGATTACAGTATCGAGGTCAAGGATATGCTTGAGGAAATAGCCAACGTGTTTTTAGAAGAAGCAGCAGGGGAAGTGGAAGCTCAGGCAAAGAAAGCAAGCCGGGTTGATACCGGGCAGACTAAACGTTCTTACACCCATGCAGTGGACACTGCTAACAAGAAAGCAATCATTGGATCTAACAGTAAGAATGCTATTTATGAGGAATATGGGACAGGTGAGTATGCTCTAAACGGTGACGGGCGTAAAACACCCTGGGTCTATAAGAACCGAGAAAATGAATTCCGGACAACCAAAGGAAAAAAACCTAACCGTCCGTTATACAAGGCATTTAACAAGACAAAGGGCAAGATTGAAAGACGGGCAAAAATGCTGTTTAAGGGGGCATCATCATGACACAGATACTAAAAGCAATCAAGGACATCATGACTGACTTAGGGCTCAACTATGAGTACCAGGAATACAGTGATAACGGTGAGGATAGATTCCCTTATTTTGTTGGTGAGGACCAGGAGAGCAGTGAACCGGATGAAAGCGGGGAGTGTGAAATCCCCTTTTTTATCACAGGCTTTGACCGTAAGAGTAAAATCAATCTGCTAGAAGCAGATGAAGCAATTAAAAAACACTTGAGGGACGGATTGACTATCAAACACAGCGATGGTTCCCTGAGTGTTGTTTTTTATGAAGGGGGCTTAACAGTCCCCACGGAACAGGCGGGTCTGTTCAGAAGACAGATCACCTTATTGATTAAGAATTGGAGGGCTTATTAATGAGTTTGAAAAAGCATGGTATCACCACTGATACTGTGAAGAATATTTTATTAGGTGCCGGAACAGTTTACAGAAATCTGACTTGGTCAGATACAAACGGATGGGACGGTACTGCTTTGGCAGCCACAAAAGGCGGGTCTAAGTTAACCATTACCAATGAGTTGATGGATTTAGAGATTGACGGGGCAAACGTCAAATATAAAGGTGGAATCCTTAAAACAGGTGAAGCAGCAAAACTTGAAACCAACATCTATGAAATTACAGCAGGTATCCTGAAGGAAGCATTGCTGGGAAGTACTGACACCACTGTAGTCACTGACTTTACCAAGATACAGACAAAAGAAAATATTGAAGACGCTGACTTTAACGATAATATCGCATTTGTTGGTTTTACCACTGAGAACAAGCCGATTATTATCATCATGGAAAACGCATTGTGGGTTAACGGTCTTGAATTAGAAGGCAAACACAAAGAAGGCACCGTACTAAAGGCTGAATTCGAGTGTCAGGCGGACTTAGAAGAAGGGCTGGACAAATTACCGGTATATATTTATTACCCAGATACAGCATTAATTCCTGTAACCAGCGTTACCCTGAATAAAGACAGCGTTGAAATTGCAGTTGCAGGAACTGAAGTGTTAACAGCAACCGTATTACCGGCAGATGCAAGTTTAAATACAGTCACCTGGTCATCTTCAGATGAAACGGTGGCAACTGTTTCTGATGGTACCGTAACAGGAGTTGCTGAGGGTGAATGTGTGATTACAGCAACCGCAGGAACCAAAACAGATGACTGTAATGTAACCGTAGTATCTGCTTAAGGAGTGAGATAATGACTGAAAAAGCATACACATTGAGGGAACTAAACGCACAGGATTTATTCCCTTTAGCTGATATTGTCAGTAAAATTGGGGTGGATGAGATTGCAAAGGCATTTGGTGGTAATGAAGGTATTATGAAGCTATTTGACGGTAATAAGGAAGATGCCACGGCAACAGTAGGGATTGCCATCGTGCTTGATATTGCAAATATCATCCTGAAGAACGTCGGGAAGTGTGAAAAAGAGATTTTCAAGTTCCTAGCCAGTGTATCCGGCATGGAATTGGCTAACGTTAAAAAGCTTCCCATGTCAACCTTTGCCCAGATGATTATTGATGTTATCAAGAAGGAAGAATTTAAGGATTTTATGACGGCTGTTTCTGGATTGCTAAAATAGGGACAGCCAGGTTTATGGACGTGATATTCAAAAGATATCACAGTCCTTTTTTAATGCTTGATAACGTGATACGTTCTGTAGGATTAGAACAGTTTATCCAAACGCTTAATGAAGAACTCAGAGAAGATCAGCTGTGGGAAGTATTTATTCATAGTGATACAGGCATGACCTATGATGAATTCAAGAAAGCTCAAGATAAGGCAACCAACCATGTAAAGAAAGAACACAGAGTATCGCATAAAGAAGAATTAGACAACATTGTAGAGCAATCTCAGGGAATATTACTGGAATTCAAACCGAAGGAGGTGAGCACAGAATGTTAAAGGTATTTCAGATTGTTGGTGAACTGTTTGTTAAAAATCAGAGTGCCAATAACGCCATAGATGAAACCACGGACAAAGCCAAAGAAGCAAGTTCAAAGATGAGCAGTAATTTAAATTCAGGGATGAATAGCTTTTCAAGTAACGTCAACAGCAAGATTCAGGGTATTAACAGCTATATTCAGGCAAACAAAGACAAGTTCATCTCCTTAGGGAAAACCATTGCAAAGGTAGGTACCATTGCTGCAGCAACTTTAACAACGGCTGCTGTAGGTGCTGGTATTGCTATGGGCACTATGGCAATGGATCTAGAAGCTACCAACGCAAAGTTTGAAACAGTTTTTGGTGATGTGGCCAGTCAGATGGAGAGTTACATTACTGACTGGCAGGAC